AGGGGAACCCCCCTGTCTTTCCCGACTCTTCTCTCCCTAAGACCACAATTACAGTGCCAGACTCACCTTTTAATAAACCAGATACATTGGATTTTGATGCAAACTAATACTGAATCAAGTCAGATCAAACGAGGGGTCGGGCTAATTGGCAGCACCGAGCCTAGAATCCACACGCCTTTACTAAAATGTGCTACAAAATCTGAAGAAGTAGCACAATTAGCTGAACAAATTGGGATGCCGCTTATACCTTGGCAACGCTGGGTATTAGATGATCTGTTATCTGTAGATGAAAACGATATGTGGGTCAAGAAAACTGGATTAATTCTAGTTAGCAGGCAATCGGGAAAGACTCACCTAGCACGCATGCTTATATTGAGTCATCTATTTTTGTGGGGTTCTAAGAATGTACTAGGTATGTCATCTAATCGAAATATGGCATTAGATACATTTACGCACGTTGCATACACAATAGAAGATAATCCATTTTTAAAAGATCAAGTAAGGCAGATACGTCTAGCTAATGGGCAAGAATCAATTATATTAAAAAATGGCGCTCGCTATGAAATAGCTGCCGCAACTAGAGCTGCGCCACGTGGTAAGACCGCAGATTTCTTATATTTAGATGAATTACGTGAATGGTCAGAAGAAGCCTTTACAGCTGCATTACCAGTAACACGTGCAAGGCCTAACTCAATGACATTAATGACAAGTAACGCAGGTGATGGATTTAGTACAGTATTAAACGATTTAAGAGAGCGCTCATTATCCTACCCACCACAGACACTTGGCTATTATGAATGGTCAGCGCCACAGCATTGTAAAATAAATGATCGCAAAGCCTGGGCTATGGCTAATCCAGCATTAGGATATTTAGTAACAGAAGAAACGTTAGAAGAAGCAGTAAATACAAACAGCATAGAAGCTACACGTACGGAAATGCTTTGTCAGTGGGTAGATAGCACACAAAGCCCATTCGCTTACGGCAGCATTGAAGCATGTAGTGATAGCACATTAGAAATCCCTGTCGGCCCTCAGACTATAATGGCCTTTGATATTGCACCTACTAGAAGATCTGGCGCTTTAGTAATGGGTCAGATAAAAGATGGTAAAGTAGCGGTAGGACTTGCACAGCTTTGGCATAGCGAAATAGCAATAGATGAAGTTAAGATGGCAAGTGATGTAAATGAGTGGGCAAGAAAGTACCATCCACACGTAATCTGTTTTGACAAGTACGCCACGCAAACAATAGCCACAAAATTAGAGCAAAGCGGTTGGCGCATGCAAGATGTATCTGGTCAAGCCTTCTATCAAGCATGTTCGGACTTAGCAGATGGTCTGGCAAACAATCGTGTGGTTCATTCTGGTCAGGCAGACTTAGTACAGCACCTTAATAACTGCGCAGCTAAAACCAATGATGCTGGCTGGCGTATTATTAGGCGTAAATCCGCTGGTGATGTTACAGCTGCAATATCTTTGGCTATGGTCGTATCTGAATTAACAAAGCCACAAAAAACAGCACAAATCTTTGTCTAACTTGCACCATTAGTCCGTTTTATGGTATAAAGTATGCCTATGGGTCTATTGTCTGCTTTGGGTATAAATAAAAAAACTGAAAACGTCCAAGCGCAATATGCCCCTGCAATTATGGACACAGCTTATGGCTATGGTTCATTTACGACTGGTGTTGGTAATTTTCCAGGTGGATTAGATCGTAATTTCGCAATGCAAGTACCTGCGGTTTCACGTTGCAGAAATCTTATAGCTGGTGTAGTTTCCTACTTGCCATTGAAGCTTTACAAAAAGTCAAATGGTGAGGAGTTGGGGAACCCTCTTTGGATAGAGCAGCCAGACTATCGGCAACCACGATCCGTCACCATATCATGGACTGTCGATAGTCTTTTATTTTATGGTGTTGCATATTGGCGTGTAACAGAATTATATGCAGATGATTTAAGACCATCCCGATTTGAGTGGATAGCAAATAACAGAGTTACATTTACTACAAATAAATTTGGCACAGAAGTTAGCCAGTATTATGTAGATGGCGTTGAATCTCCAATGTCTGGCATTGGTTCCCTTATCACTTTTCAAGGATTAACACAAGGCGTATTACAAACCTCAGCACGTACAATTCAAAGCGCATTAGATTTAGAAAAAGCCGCAGCCGTATCCGCTGCAACACCAATGGCTACAGGATTTATTAAAAACACTGGTGCAGATATGCCAGAAGCGCAAGTACAAGGATTATTAGCCGCATGGAAATCAGCACGTCAAAATAGAAGCACAGCATATTTAACAAGCACATTATCTTACGAAGCGGTTGGTTTTAGTCCAAAAGACATGATGTATAACGACAGCCAGCAATATTTAGCAACTCAAATCGCCAGAGCAATGAACGTACCTGCATATTACATAAGTGCAGATATGAATAATTCAATGACTTATCAGAATATTATTGATGGTCGCAAAGAATTTGTAGCCTACTCATTGCAGCCGTTTATTTGTGCTATTGAAGATCGTCTAAGCATGGATGATATTACTCCACATGGCCATGTAGTTAAGTTTGCAGTAGAAGAATCATTCCTAAGAGCTGACACAATGAAGCGCCTAGAAGCATTAGAAAAAATGCTATCTCTAGGTTTAATTGATGTGGAACAAGCAAAGGAAATGGAACAAATGACACCTAACGGAAGAGAAACAGAAGATGAAACTTACATTCAGTAGCGCTATAGAAGCTGCCGATACAGAGCGCAGGATTATCGCTGGCAAGATCGTACCTTTTGAAGAGGTAGGCAATACTTCCGTTGGTAAGGTCGTATTTGCTAAAGGATCAATCGCAATAGGCGATCCTGGCAAGGTGAAGATGCTTATGCAACATGCACCAGAGCGCCCAATAGGTCGCATGCAAAAATTTAATGAAGAGCAAGACGGAATTTACGCATCATTTAAGATCAGCTCATCTATGCAAGGCCAAGATGCTTTAATCCTTGCTGGCGAGCAATTAATCGATGGTCTATCTGTCGGTGTAGATGTAAATAAATCCGTACAGAAAAAAGAGTATTTATATGTAACCAGTGCAACACTAAGAGAGGTTAGCCTGGTAGAAAGCCCAGCATTTACAGCTGCGCAAGTAACTAAAGTTGCTGCTAGTGAAAACGAAGCAGAGACACCAATCGAAACTAAAGAAAGCGAGGCTCCTGTGGAAGATTTAGCAACAGCGCCACAAGAAGCAAAGGCAGAGGCTGCTACTCCTACAGTAGAAGCCGCACGCCCAGTAATTACAACACCAGTTATCCAAACATCTATCCGTACGCCAATTACATCTATGGCTGCTTATACAGAGCATAAGATTAAAGCTGCATTAGGTAATGATGATTCAAAACTGTACATAGCTGCAGCAGATGATTCATTTGCAACAAACCCAGCATTTTCTCCAACACAATACCTAAGCGAGTTTGTAACTAACACACGCTTTGGTACACCAGCAATCGATGCGTGCAGCCAAGGCACTTTGCCTACAAGCGGCATGTCTATAAGCGTACCTTCACTTGTTACAAGCGTTGGTGGCGGTTCAGGCGTTGCACCAGAAGTAACTGTAGAAGCAGAAGCCGGTGCAGTTGCTAACACAGGTATGGAAACACAATACCTAACTGGCACAGTATCTAAGTACGCTGGTATGAACACACTCTCAGTAGAATTACTAGAGCGTTCAGATCCAAACTTCTATGCAGAGCTTACAAAGCAACTTGAGTACGCATACTTAAAGCGCCTAGATCAGACTGTATTAGCAGCTTTGATCCAAGCAAGTGCTAATGGTACAAATACAACTGCAGACCTTGATGGTATTGTTGCATTCGCAACAGAAGGCGCACGCACCATCTACACAAACACAGGTTACTTTGCACAGAATTACATCGCTAACCCAGCACAGTGGGGTGCGTTAATTGGTGCGCAAGATACAACAAAGCGCCCAGTATTCAATGCGTTACAACCAATGAACGCAGCTGGACAAGTTACACCATCATCTATCCGTGGCAACGTGCTAGGACTTGATCTATACGTAGACAAGAACTTCACAGCTACAACATTTGATGATGATTCAGCGATTATCCTTGCACCAGAAGCCTTCACTGTATACCGCTCAGCACAAAACTTCATGAGCGTAAACGTAGTATCAAACCTACAAGTACAGGTTGCTATCTACGGATATATGGCAACAATCGCCAAGATGCCTAACGGAATCTTAAAGTACAAGAAGACCTGATAACACCCGATAATCAATCAAGTAATCTCTGGGGTTTAGTAGCCCTAGCCCCAGAGAGCCATTAGCAAAGGAGTAGAGATGCCAGCCACGTTTGTTACAACAGCGGAATTACGAGCGAATCTCGGAATTGGGTCTCTCTACTCCGATGCAACAGTGGAAGAATGTTGTCAATCGGCAGAAGACCTGCTTGGTGAATACTTATGGCACAATGATGCCCCAGTAGTCGGCACAGCATTACAAGATAACGTGGCAACACTTATGCTGGCTAATCCAAATGCATTTGTAACAGGTCAACAAATAGTAGTAAGCGCTTGTGGTTCAACATTTAATGGCACTTACACAATCACTGGCACAATACCGCCAAGCACAGGCACTAC